GTACAACTATAATAAAAATGTGGGCGAGGGGTTCCTTTTGGATTACCCTCCTAAGACTGTAGCGCATAGCTCCCCATCCTCGTGGGGCACGCTCACAGTCTGTCCGCTGGTTACCTTGTGAGTCGGCTCACTTTCGGCAATTGGAAACGGTTCCAATGCATTCGCCAGCGGCATTTGAACAGGCCAAACCCCGTTGCTTAAATACTTTTGTTGAAACAAATCATCAAAAGTAGGAAGCTCGGGGTGCGACCCGTATCTTGCCAATATAGCCTGGATCTTGGAACGAGAGTTGTTATACTCGTCCTGTCCGTGATGGAATATTTCAGAAAGATAAGACCCAACTGTCTCCTCTAACGCGCTCAACTTACTATTGTAAGGTCTGCGCACCCAGTTAAGAATATCTTCCACTATTGGCCGTGGGAGTGGTGCAAGCATCACCCTCACATCTCGATGGTCAATAGGAATAAATTGGCGTTTTAAGAAACTTGTAACACCAGATTTATCCCTATTGACAATAATTCCGATACTCGCCATACACTGTTGAAATTCATCTCCAGTGTATGCGGTTTCTCTCCTCCTCGTATCATCTCCGTACACGAGGTTGTAATGGCTCCAGAACCCAGTTAGGGTTCTATACTTTCGCAAGTAACACAAGCAATGATAGCAAAGATTTGCTATACTGTTAATTCTGTCGGTAGCGAAGGCACCTGATGGAGAACCACAGAGTACTTGGTAGACGAGATCACCCGCCACGTGATAAGCATTCTGCAGCTCCAATATAAGGCAGCTAACAACATCCTCGTACTCCTTATCTACTTTCTTGTGATATTTACACCACGCAATAGCTATGCGACGAATCACGGTCAACCACTGTGAGTGGAAACCAGGTCCAAAGCCGCTATAATCCTCATCTACAACATCATCTGCTCCTCCATGTATCAATGCCCAATCTCCCGAGTGGACATCTATACCTACAGCGATCTTGTTGTTAATGGTGGTTATTGCGGCAAAGAACTCCATTAAGTAACGGCGCATGTCTAGCGTGTGGTGTAAAGGGGCTCCATTTATTAAACGTGTGTCCTTTCCCGGCTTCAACAACTCATCCTTTGGGAAGTCCATAAACGTTGTAGGTGGGAGGGTGGCTTGTTTCCTAAGAGCATTAGCCTTTGCGTAATCATCAAAGGCAACAGCATCTATGTGAATCTCACCTCTCTCCTTATCTACTTGAATTATGTTTGACTTCTTTGTACCCTGCGGATACTCATTACATAGGGGCCAGCCTATGCTAGTGTTTAACTTCATACTACACATAAGTGGTATTCCATCGACTCCAGCAATAGCCTCACCCAAACTAAGAGGTTCCGAACTTGTTGGAATGAGCGGTGTTGATTGCGGTACTAAACGCTCTATTAAATAGTCCCCAATCTTTTCAACTTCTTCCGGATCGATAGGTTTCGGTGGTTTAAATTGCTTCTCACAGCCCTTCATTACTATGTCATACCCAATGCACTCACCTGTAGCTGTTGCAGACTGTGCAGCTGGGATCCTAAAAGGCTCAGCCAACTCCCCATGTATAATACTCTTTTCTAGATTGCTCTTTCCAGAGTATCTTACAGGTTCAATAGCTTTACCCAATGGGATCACAACTGCTGTCTCCGGTGGCTGCATCTTGGGTTCTCCAATAGTAGTTACGGGTGTGGTCCGTTTCATCTTCATATCGAATGGAGTCGCTCCTAGCGCCTTCAATGCATCAACTAACATCTCCTTACATATACTAACTGCATAAGCATCACCAGTCTTAAGATTTTGTGCAACATGAAAGCCGCACAACAAATTATTACTCATGATGAGGGAACCGCACCTTACGGATTGGGACCCCAACCAGTACTGCCAACCAATCATATTGGTACCCTTCCCAGGAAAACTCGCGTTATCATAGGTTAAAGGCCCAGTATACTGGTTTATTCGCACTGACCTTAGTTGCAGCGACGCACCTGCAAGGGTAATTAGTGCAGCATCAGACTTCAGGATTGTCCCCTGCGCTCTTGTGGTAAAGTAATTGACCATGTTTCTTCCAGCTGGTAAAGTTATGAATTGGTAGACCGCATAGTCAAACCCTTTAACACAGGAGTACTTCACACTTGTCGCTTCGAATATCAGTTCACTGGACCAAGCGCCATTACTGTGTAGCGAAATGCCAAACTCGCCAGGCACCCAAGCAAGATGCTGAGGTGCCAGAACGAAATTTGAGCAAAGTCGAATACCCAACAAGCGCATTGATCCCTTTCTCAATTGACACAACGAATTGTGAATAACTGAGAGCTGCTCATCTCCTTTCGCTGCTACTACCACTGGGGTGGTCTGCACGAAGTTGACCTTTGGTGTATTTGGTGCTTCCGTCTTCTGATCGTAATCTCTAGCTTGTGCCTCCACGCATTCTGCTGAATTACGAATCAAGCGATATACTTTATAGGCCAACATCACTGCTCCCACCGCCAACATAACGTTTTTCAAAATAAATGACATATCCTTTAACATTCCATTAACAAACGGGTAGAATTTCGCTGCTCGCTTCTGTCCTCCATCTTTCCAATAAAAGAACGAGTTACAAAACGCGACCGTGTCCTTTGTGTGTAAACTCATAAGGTGGTTGAGTCCAGCCGTCATGTTCTCCACTCCTTCAGCTTGAACATAAGTGCCAGACACCAAAAACCTTATAAGATCTTTTTCTATTTTATAGTACGAGACTGAAGGTCTCTGTACAGCATCACAACTCCAAGACCGTTTAAGATCCTCTAGTGTTATTGACCACTCAGCCCGAGAACCAAGTTGATGAGATGGGTATCCCACCCGCTGTCCATTAATTTCAAGACAATTATTCCAGTTAAATTTCGATTGCTCACAAACCACTGGAAGTATTACTTTAAAACCATTTGGTGCCCAGGCGTTCAACTTTCGCAAATCAAACCACTCAAGCTTATGGAACAATGGGAAGGCTAGTCCATGCTGCATTTTTACACTACTCAAATCCAAAACTAGTTCGATGTTTCCTCCTACATTCTCGAAGTAAGCTAACTCCAATATTTCCTTCTTGTGACAGCACACTGGCATTATTTCAGACCAGTACGCATACCCTTCAGGTAGTCCTTTACCTTGAATCCACTTTAATGCCCCTACAGTGGCCTGCCGTGCGTAATCAAGGGGTGTATACTGTCGTCCCGCACGTGGGATTCTAGCATTATCACTCCTCTCCAGCATTGCAATGCCCCCAAAGGGACTGGGGATTGCCATTCCCTCAAGTGGTTCCTCAGTAGCCTTACATACCTTACTCTTACGTTGTCTAACTGGGTCGCAGCCCTCACAATAGGAAACCTCAAACACCTTTCTCGAGTCACCAGAAGTCGATGCTTTCATAACAGCCTTATTTGTACAATCACAGTTTGGGTCCAAACGATATTCTAAAGTTACGGCCCCAAGTGACTCCGTCTCCTCAAATATCGATCTCTTGTCATAATCCATGGTTGTTGCTAAATTTTTAACTGCTTTATCAGATCCATGTGCTTCCGCTACCCTCTCTTGTGCGAGTCGATCCAACTCCTCCTTCAGGGTTCTAACCTCCTCACGGAACTCAACACCCGTAGGTGCAGAACGCCGCAATTTGGAATAGATATCTCTACGCTGGATGCACGCGTTCACTTCACGCTGCCTATGCTCAACCGCTCTCTTCGTCACCTCCGCTATAAACTCATCATAACCTAACCAATCTCCTTCTGCAGGTTCTGTTGTTGACAAACTTGTAGCGTGGAAAGCAAATTGAACATGGAAGTAAGGTCCTCTTGATGTAAAATCCTCACTAGGTATATTACTGGGGTAATATACCGTCTGTCCTTTATATTTATCTACTAGACTAATAACCGGTGTCCTTTTAGCATACTCATCAATAATATCTGGGTTTACTCGCATTTTAACTAGCGCGTGCCTGCGCCTGTAAAAGAGGGCCGAATCCTCCATCCCCATGTTCTGAACCTCTGGGAATGGCTTATTACTCGAAACATACACAGCCCACGCATCTGCTATTTTCCTCTTGTCTTCCAAAGCAGCAAATGGTGGGTTAAAAGGTGTTGGCTCTATCAATGAAGATAATTCCGATACCTGCTTTCTATACGTCTCTCCCGTCGTAATCTTCGCAAAGTCTTGCCACGATATCAGTTTCTGCCCTGTGTAACCATTCCAGAACTCAACATCGGGTGATCGTGTATAGATAGGGTTCGCAGTATTGATGCCGAGAGCACTACCTATTTCCGTTAAAACATTGTCACAAACATGTGACTTTCCACAACCTGAGTGTCCATACACCCAGAGGCAGAAAGGCACAGGTTTAGACTTTTGCATCGTACCTTGTTGTCCTAACAGGTCTATCGCTTTTTGTAATCTCGTTCTGTAAATGCTATACTGGTTAGGTGGCCTAATCCGTGAAGCAATAAACAAACGGTCAAACTCAAACGCCTCATCCTGTAAGGCCATCAAGGTCTCTGCAAATTCCGGGTCGTTTAAGATTATATCATAATTATATACTTCAGCAAGCACGTGAACACGCTCACACCAGACCAACAGATCGGCCGTTAGTCCTCCCTTATCAACCTTTCCAAAAATCTTCGCTCTCACCCAACTACAAATGTCGTTGATACATTTAAAGTGGGAATCAAGAAATTTCTTCACGGCAAAACCGTTTCTAAAGAAATCCTTAACATTGGATAAGAACGGTTTGACGAAACCTTCCTTTTCTACATTCATGGTACCCAAGCCAAGTGCTCCCAACACACCAGTAATAATGAGGGAGGTATACTCCCTCTCTATTTCATCAGTGTTGTCACCCTTAGCAAAGGTTCCAAGCCTGTCAACTAAGTCATTAACTATATAATGTCCCAACCCCATCTTTGACAACAGGGCTGCGACGTTAAGTAGTGTCATACCCACTGACCGTGAATTGTAGATATTCAAGATGTAGGCGACATACTCGATACCATTGGAAACGAGATCCCCCATATCCAATGAACTAAGCTTACCACCGACACCTCCAACAAAGTTCTCGACTCTGTCTCGTGTCCTTTTTATCTGCTCATTTAGTTCCTCAACAGCTGCACTCATTCGGTTTAACCCGTCAGATACAACCTTAAGTTCCTTAATGGTCGTAATCAGTTCGCTAATTCTAGTCATGCCAGGGATCGACCCAACATGTTTCTTAATACTACGTAAATCCTTGAAAAACTTAACAATACGTTCGCTAGACCAACCAAGGGCCCGCTTACAGTAATCACCAAGTTTTTCAAAGAATGAGATTCCTATCCTTCCCCCCTCCAGCCCTTCTCTATCCTCGTCAGTCAAGATATCGTCTGGAGGGGGCTGTGTACCAGTAGGTTTTGATTGGGTGGGCCCAGGATTCGACTCGATGTCACCATCTTGTGTCAAATCCTTCTGCCCACCACCAATAATATTTTGCCGTCGTAAACCACCACGCGTTGGAGTGATTCCCGAGATCGCCTGTCTAGGCACATAGTTTCCTATCATTCTCGGGAATCCCTGAAACACATAGAGGTTTCCTCCGTCTCCATAGCTACGATAACACCGCAAACGAATCGCAGTGTTCGAACCACAAGGAGCGGGTGTGAAATCTAGTTGGTAATTAAAATCGCCTTTAGCAAATCTAAATCCATCGTGCAGGAGTGTTAGCATGTCCGGGGTAAACGTGTCGGGTCGGGTTGATGCCGATCCAGCTGTTACGTCCCACACCACTTTAAACACTCCTTGTGTTAATGTATAGGGTGATAGATACTCAACGTAAACTACCACCCTTCCATTACTATACGGTGCCATGGTATTAACTCTCCCAGAAGCTGGGTTTATTGAATTACTAATCATGCAAGCATAATTAGTCCATGGAACCCGTATAGAAATGGTGTTGTTCGTCGCTAAGTTTATCCGCTCGCGTGCTAATACCATTGATTTATTCAACATAGAATTCTCAATTGATATATCTGTAAATTGAACTCTTTGTATTGGTACTGCATCAAATGCAGGTACCGGCACATGAAAAACGGTCACATTTACATAAATATTGGGAAATCCTCTCCCAGCCACTATAGCTGGGGAGACTATGTCAAACCAATCATGGTAACGCTTGACTACATCTCTGCAATCATAGCTCTCGTTCAGTTGTGCAACCCACACGGGTATAATCGTCCTTGGAGTCGGATTAACCGTGTGTGGTTCGCGTCGTTCATCACCCATAGCTGTCACTACAGAGGCCTCAGCCGTCGCTGTAGTCGCAATGGAGCGGAACTTACCACCAGCCGGTAAGACTAGGTGGAAATTATCCGCCCCACGCAATTCAGCCAATACGTCAATCGTTGGTGCTGCAGTCTGCATAACTCGTAGTTGATTCTCTACAAAAATAGAGACATAACCGTAAGCCATGCAAACTGCATTAATCGATGGTCCACCTGGTGGTAGAACAAAGACTCCGTTATCTCCTTGCAGCGCTTCAAATAGTGGTACATACGGCGTGGGTGCCTGATAAGGGATCTTAAAGGTATAAACCGATTGATCCTGAACATCAAGCAATACACTATAGTACGCACCAATATTATCAAACGTTGGTACTACATCAGGGGAATAGACAATAAAGATTCTACCAGAGTGAAATTTAGATACGGCAAAAGTCAACCGCATCTCTAAATCACCATGGTAGCCTCCATACTGTCCAGCCAATGCTGCCATTGGTGTCAGATAACTTGTCGGTTGTGTTCCAATTCCTCGAACGAAAGACTTTAATGGTGTGACATCAAACGAGTACAATAAAGTACCCGAAGCGGCGTCACTAGTCCATTGAAAGTAATCGCTCAGTCCAAATACGCTTGTTATAAATCGGTTATTAAATTGGTCGTCCACCGGAACGAATCCCGGTGGGTGCGAGACACTATTCTCGGCCTGTAGTTGTAACAACTTTACGTTGTTTGTACCAGTCGCCAAGGATAGACTCGTGTTCTGTTGTAGGTAAAAGTTAGTGGGTTCAATGATATTCTGTGGGCGATCCATATCCTTTTTAGGGAATAGTGGACGCAACAGACTCTCAACGCCCCCAATAACTTTACCAGCAGCACTACCAAAACTACCTATTCCATTTGCTACACCAGACACACCAGATGCAATTGATCCACTACTGCCAGCACTGGCAACAGTCTTACCAATTGCAGCTACTGTACCTAGTAGTCCAGATAGGAAGGGTCCGGGATTTGACTCAACATCTCCATCCACAGTCAAATCCGGAACCCACCCCTGGGCCGTAACTATCTGTTCAGTCGTCCTTTGTCCGTAAAATTCACAATTCGGGAAGCGAATCATGATCGTAACGTCAACCACCTGTGGTCCATCTGCTCCAGTTCTCAACTGTAGTAGAGGGGCCACAAATAGTGTAACGAAATACTGTGGAACATCAAATGCATTGTTTAATATGCAACCTACTGGAAAATGTCTAATGTAGGGGATAACCATATCCCCCGAGTTAGACGCTCCAGCAGATATACGCATATGTGGCATCGCAACAATGTTCGCAGCGTGATCTACTCGGTTCCCTATCGCTGTTCCTTCAGAAGCTTCATACATGGCACCTAAAATTAGGTAACCACTCTGTCCAGGTTGAGAATTAACTTGGACCTTCAACTCAATGTCTGATTTGTAAAACGCATGTTGTCTCCAAGGGAGAGCATTTGGTGAGTTTATAAAGTTTTGAATGGCCTCAATTGGCAAATCAAAACGTTGTATAATCTCACCTTGCGCTTGACTAGTCGTCCACTGAAATTGGAAAGCCTTCGTCCATCGTTCAGTTAAATCGGGATAAACATGGGGTCCATCAGTAATCCAAGGCATCATCGAAAACTCCTCTGTCGCTACGTAAGCGGTAGAAGCGTCCGTCGATTCAGCCAATGTCGTGTTTTTGTGTGTGTCTTGTTCTATACTTAGTTCGCCAGCAGGGGTATCCTCGTCACCCTGAGCTGTAACCTGAATTGGCAGCTTATGGTCGTTGCTCGCCGCCAATTCATCGTACAAGTAGGGTAAAAATCTTCCCCCTGCTACTCTGTAAAGTCCTAAAGTTGTTAAATTCATATAATAGTTGGGTAGAGTACACTTACTGCCAGCAAGTTTACTCATAGCCAACCAATCCAATCGCAATGGGCTCTTGGCTTCGATAAAATCTACATATTGTCCAAGTACCTTGGGCACTAATAAATTTTGTCGTCGGCCAAGTTCCGCAATCCAATGTCGTGGTGCTTCAGGAACGATAAGTCCAGTTGTCACTCTATAATGACAAAACTCACAAGTCTCATCGTCCACTAACATATGCCATTGTCGTCGTTGTTTATACTTACCACTATATTGAATACAATAAAGAGTAAAATCGCTTGTTTCGCCATATCCTTCACTATCGCTAGTGTCAGACTCAAAAGTGTATCCTTCACAAGCAAAACCACGTTCTACCGTAAGGTATTGCACTATTCTTGCTTGGTGATTGTGGTTGAATCCGTAGGTTACATTCCACTTCGCAGGGGACATGCGAAGAATTTGCAAATACATGCAATTCTCGCAGTCTTCTCTCTGGTTACCACAAAAACATGGGTCTGATTGCTCATAACCATGCTCAATTGGAACCAGATTTACCAAGTCGTCACTGTACAAATTGTCCCTACTAGACATGACCATCCCCCTGCTCATGTCGATCTCGCTAAACATTGTTGGGTGTCCACAAGGGCACTCCTCCGTTGCTGTAACGAGATACTTCTGCATTTCCAATTCCTTACCAACACAAGCCTGATACTCCGCCACATCCAGACTAGTATTGGTAACATACTCAGAAACATTCCATGGGTGCAAAGTAATCGTATCCGTGCGATCGCAAAGTTCGTCAGAAAGTGTTTTCTTACATAATTGTTGTGGGTTAATCATCATTTATGGGTTGCCCCTCTGTACTCAAGTCCGAAGAGCCATTTCCATTGGGGCGCAAATTAAAAATACTAAGACGGAGACCACGTATTGTGGGATTAATAGTATACGCAATACTACCTACTCCGAATATAAAGGCCTATTCACAATTTAAAATCCTCCACATTCTATTTCACATAACTAATACTTACTAGGTCGTTGTAGAATTTAGATGTATCTACTACTAATAAGTCTATCATGTAATCACATGTGTAAGGGAGATCCAAGCCAGTGCCACAATAGAAGATTGAAGCACTGGTTACTAAAACTAATTAAAATCTTAACTAATCGAATTAATTGTAAACACGTACTAGATAGAGCTCAAAAGCAAGATCTAATACCGCCATTGCTTAAAAGCTAGGCTACCTTCTTACAATAGCTCAAAAGCTAAGGTCTGAATACCGGGTACAGGGTTAAAACCCTGTACCCGATATTTAAAA